GAAGTTATGAATGAATTTTACGAATGTGTCAAGTAGGGAGCAACTAAAATTTCGTAGAAAATTTTTAACCCATGCCGTTCGGGGAAAATTCCCCGTTCCAAACGATTTCAATTTCGTTCTCGTCATGGATAAGGATTTTGTCAATCAACAGATATACAATCTCCCTGTCAAGCGATTCCAGCGACCGCAACGGTTCCAACTCTGCAATAGCGTTTTCAGCGTCTGTACGTCCAACAGTCAAAGTACGTAACTGCTCGCTCCATTTTTCAATGTCCGAACGCTTTCTGGCAATAGTGTCATTGATGATGGCCTTCTTATTAAGAAAGGCTTCCTTTGTTATCTTGCCGGAAGCAAGCGACGTAAATATCTTCGTGACTGACGCTTCGAGCAATTCAATGGCTTTGATTTCGGAGGCTATCTTGCTTTCAAGACCCTTTACGGTCAGTTTACTTTGCTTAATCCGCTCCAACTTCATTTCCTCTTGGTCGAGCAGAACATCCGCGTAAATACGGATTGAAGCAAGCGTAGCCTTTTCAATATCACTTTGTAAAATCGTGTAGGTTTTACAGCCGTAATGGTCGGTAAACTTCGCGGTTCCGCACTTGAAGCGTGGATTCTGCTTCGTATAGTGAACCATCGCGTGGCCGCAGTACGGGCATTTGACTTTGTTGCCAAAGATATGCTCCGGCTTGTCAAAATACCGTTTCTTAGGTAGCACCAACTGTGCTTTTTTGAAGTCGTCCTCTGAAACGAGGGGTTCATGGGAGTTCGGCACGACAATCCATTCGTCTTTAGAACGCGGCGCGGTATGGCTTTTTCCGGGTTCGGTGACTTTGAATCTATTCGCTGTAACTGTGCCGATATAGACCTCGTTCTTCAACATCTTATATACTACGCCGTTCGTCCAGAAGCAATAATCGGGGTCAATGGCGTTCGTCCACATATTGTTCCAGCCGTTGCGGGTCTTGTACACCGACGGCGACGGTATGCCCTGCGCGTTTAGAATCTGCGCGATTTCCACCGTCCTGCGCCCCTCAACCGCAAGTGAGAAAATCAAGCGGACATACCCCGCCGCTTCTTCGTCAGGTACAAGTTTATTTTTTTCTATTTCAGATTTTTTGTACCCGAACGGCGCATGGGCGAGGTATTCGCCGCGTTTCGACTTGATATTTTTAGCCGATATGGATTTTTGCGCCAAATCCTTGTTGTAGTGCTGGTTTGCAAGGTTTATCACCGCCAGTTCAAGGTTGGAAAGCGGGCTTGAAAAGCTGTCGTAACCCTCGCTTATGGCAATGAACCGCACATTGAGCGTAACAAGGTAGTTCATCAGCAAATCGTCAACGTCAATCAGGTTTCTGCCGATGCGCGAAAGGTCTTTTACGATTATGCAGTCAATTTCGCCGCGCTCAATATCGGATAACAGCCGCTTATACGCATCGCGTTCTGAGTGGCTCCCGCTTATGCCATCGTCGATATAATCGGTAAGCGCCGCGCCGTCAAACTCTTTTTTACCGGCGATGTAAGCCTTGATTATTTCACGCTGGTTTTTTATGCTGTTGCTCTCAATATCAGCGCCGTCGTCCAGCGAAATACGGAGGTAGTCGCCGATGTGATAACGCCCGGTGCTTTTCCTGTACGCGGTTTGCGTTGCGCGGCTATTCATCAACCATCCCTCCGTTTCCGTGAATGATTTGCTTCAATTCCTCAAACTCGTCGGTAAAGTTAAACACGATTTCTATTTCATTAGAAAGCGGCGTAAGCATAATTCGCCCGATAAGCGTCTGAACCATTTCCTTTGTAGGCGCTTCGCAGGCCCGGAACGCCCTGTATTTCACAAGCCATTGGTTCTCCAATATGCTTTTGTTCTCATGCTTTGCCTGCTCGCCCTTAATCAGTTTCAGCCGGGTTTCGGCTTCCTGTTTCTCCCTCTCCATTTTCGCCCGTATCAGTTCGTACTCCCGAAAGTCAAGCAAACCGCTCAAGTGGTGGGTATACGCCGTAGAAAGCGTGTTTTCATAGTCGTTTACGGTCTTTTCCAGTTTCTTGGCGTCTTTCGCAATCAGCGCCCTGCGTTCTTTGAGCGGGTCGTTTCTGGAGAGCGTTTCAGCCAAATCGTCAAACTGAATCAGCGCGTCCATGTAATGCTGAATGGTTTTCATAACAACTGCGTCGAGCATTGCCAAAGACAGTTTCGGCGTTCTTGTTAAGCTATGCTCGTCTTTCAAGTCGTAATCACAATGGCGGCAGCAGTAGTAATATTGAACCCTGCTTCTCTTGCCGCCGCTGAAACGCTTCGCCGTCTTGCCGCACCGCGTACAGATAATTTTTCCGGCGTATGCGTTTTCAATGAGCGGATCGCCTGTGCTTTTTTTATATTTTTCAGCCGTTTCTTCTTTGAGTTTTTGCACGGCTTCAAACTGCTCCCGGCTGATGATAGCCGGATGCTTGTTTTCGTGGCGAATCCATTTGTCACTTGGAAGCAGGGTATGGCGCTTGCCGTTGCAGTTATATTTGCCCTGCACCAGCGTACCCGTATAGGTTTCGCAGGACAGCATTTTGCTTACCATGCCGATATTCCAAACGATACGCCCCGAATATTTTTCATGGCTAACCTGACCTAACTGATAACGGCGGCTCTGCGGGGAGGGTATGCCCTCGCGTGTCAGTTGTTTCGCTATGCTGTTGGCGCTTTCACCCGCTTGCCGCATATTAAATACCCTTTTTACAATTTCGGCGGCGTCGCCGTCGAGCGCGAGGGTTATCCCATCGTCGCCGCGTTTATAGCCGTAAGGCGGCAGGCCCGCCAATTCCCCGCGCTGTTTTTTCGCGGAGTGAGAAGAACGGATTTTCCTTCCCAAGTCCTTGCTGTACATATGATTTACAAGGTTCTTAAAGAGGATAAGCAGTTTCTTTCTGCCGGCGTCGTCGGCGAAGCTGTCGTAACGGTCGTTGACCGACACAAACCTGATTCCGTATTGCACAAAAGTGTCAAACAACAACTCGCCGACTTCGATATACGTTCTGCCAAGCCTTGAAAGGTCTTTGACGACGACGCATTTTACGTCGCCGCACAAAATACCCGCCATCATTTCGGAATAACCCGGACGGTCAAAATCAGTTCCCGTGTAGCCTAAATCCGTAAACTCGCCGCCAAGTGTGAGTTCATTGTCGGCGTCGATATATTCCCGGCAAATCGCTATTTGATTCTCAATGGAATCGTCGGCGCTGTCGCTGTCTTTTGAAATCCGCGCGTATATCCATGCCAGAAAACTAACGGCGGGTTTAATTTCAACGCGGTTCTCCGATTGAGCGGGTTTTCTGCTTTTTCTCGCCATTTCAGAACACCATCCTTTCCGGCTCACCGCAGTCCGGCGTTTCCGTAAACAAATCCAAACCGCTTTCGTATCGGAAATTGACGGTTATGTCTTTGTTGGTGTTCACTTCGATAGACTTTATCAAGCCTGCTACAATACGGCGGTTTAGCTCCGTGATGTTTTCATGTTCCTTAAACCGCTCTATCAGCCTTTTCGCGTTTGTATCATATTCCAACCGGCTCAGTTCGCCGCGCAGTGCGGCGATATTACCCTCGGCGGTTTGGATTTGGCTGTTGAAGCTGTTCTTGAACATTTGAAATTCGGCTTCGGATATTATGCCGTCAGAAAAATGCTTTAAGGACTTCACTAAATAATCGCTGTTTTCCTCTATCGCCTGCAAATTCCGTTCTATCATCTTTTCAATGGCGGCTTGCTTGCGTCCGCGCAGCGCGGTTACGGTAATGTTTTCCGCGATTTCAACTGGCGACATGAAATTTGCAACTTGCTGTTGTACGGAAAACAGGACGAGTTTGGCGAGCGCCAATTCGCTGACATTGTTATTCAGGCACTCGCCCGTTTTTTTATGTGTGGAGCAAATATAGTTGACATAGGTTTTGCCGTTCTTTTTTGTTGTGGTTTTGGCGGTCATAGGTTGGCCGCACAAGCCGCAGACAATAAAGCCGGAAAACAAATGAAGCCGCTCGCTGCCTTGCGCTATCCGCGTGTCCATAGCCATGAGTTCTTGCGCCAGTTCAAAATCCAATGCGTCAATGACCGGCTCGTGGGCGTTTTCATGGATAGTCCACGCTTCGCGCGGCTTGTAGTAAAACTGCTTCATGCGGTAACTCGCCTTTGTGCGTTTGCCTTGTTCCAAATAGCCGATATATACGCGGTTCGTAAGTATGCGTTTTACGGCGTTCGGCGACCA